AATGAGTTTGAAGGCTATAACGGTACTGCTTGGGCTTCTGTTGGTGGATCAGCAATCTCTAACGATACTTCTACTTCTACCGATGTCTATCCTGCTTTCCTAAATGCTACAACTGGAACAGCAGCAAGTATCTTTACATCCAATGCTAAGTTACTATACAAACCAAGCACTGGTGAGTTAAAAGCTACTGCAATCGTAGCAACGAATGGTCTTGTATTAAACAATATGACAATCGGAACAAGCTATACAATTCCTAGCGGATATTCTGCTAGTTCTGTTGGAGCAGTAACAATCTCTAGCGGAGTTACTGTAACAGTTCCTACTGGTAGTCGTTGGGTTGTACTATAAAGGATTAACATGAGTTCTCTTATTACCAAAGGAAATGCTAGTGGCACAGGCTCAGTAACATTAGAAAGCCCAAATACCAATAGCGACTTTACTATTACTTTACCAGCCGCTACAGGAACAGCGATGGTTAGCGGTAATATACCAGCGTTTAGTGCTTATATGAGTGCTAACCAAGCACCAACAAACAATGCTCTTGTAAAATGCGCTGTTGACACAGAAGTATTTGACACTGCAAATTGTTTTAATACCTCTAATTATCGTTTTACACCTAATGTTGCTGGGTATTATCAAATAAACGGTTCAGTAGCTGGGTATTCTACTGGAACTAGCTTAACAGCATCTGCTACTATTATTCAAAAAAATGGAAGCACTGTGGCGGCAGCGCAAATAAATGGGTCTTCATCTTTTTTGCTTTTACAGCCTACAATAACGCAAATTGTATATTTAAACGGCTCAACAGATTATGTTGAATTGTATGGTCTAGTAGTTGCAAGTGGTGGTTCTCAGCTTTTTGTAGGAACTAGCTTACTTTATACAACTTTTAGCGGTTGCTTGGTGAGGGCAGCATAATGGATTTATACGAAAAAATTATTTCAATATACCCTGAATTAAAAGGACAATATTTTTTAATTTTGGGCATTGTTTTGCAAAATGATTTAGATGAAAAAGGCGACTACATTAAAGAGTGGAATCATCCAACCCTACCCCGCCCAACACAAGAACAGCTTGAAGGAATTCAATAATGAGCTACGGCACAGTACAAGCAAATCTAATACAAGGCTCTGTCAATAGCTTTAGTCCAAACTCGTCTGTATTTCGCAATAGAATCATCAAATGAATGGACGAGTATATTTAGTAACAAATACTGTAAATGGTAAACAGTATGTGGGACAAACTATTACTAAGTATTCTAAGCAAGGACACGGACACGCTGTAAAGGCTGCTTATAAGAAGTATGGTCGTAAAGCATTTACTTATGAAACTGTTTGCGGCAATATTAACAATGCTGCAACATTAGATTTCTGCGAGAAGTTTTGGATTAAAGTATTTGGAACAACACAACCTAATGGTTATAACTTAGAAGAAGGTGGTCGTCGTTACAAGACAGTACATCACAGACCAAACTTAGGTAAAAAGGCATCTCTAGAAACACGAGCAAAGATGTCTGCAAGTCAGAAAGAATATTGGAGTACTGTAGCAGTGCATCCAAGTAAAGGCAGAAAAGCCTCAGAAGAAACAAAACAAAAGATGTCTCAAGCAAGATTAGGTAGAAAGCAATCAAACGAGGAAAAACAGATGCGTAGTGAAGCAATTAAGAAGTGGCATCAAAAACGCAAGGAGCAATTATGCCGTACGGAACAGTAAATGCTGATAAGTTAGCGACATCTGACGGATATTCGTTAGGTGCTGGAAACGCTTCTAGCTTTAAGAATCGTATAATTAATGGCGACTGTCGGATTGACCAAAGAAACGCTGGTGCTAGTGGAACTGCTAGTGCATACACAGTAGATAGATGGCAATTTAATGCAAGTTTAACAACAAAAGGAACTTGGCAACAAAACGCTGGTTCTGTAACACCGCCTGTAGGATTTACTAACTATCTAGGTTTTACTTCAAACTCGGCTTATTCAGTCCCTGCTGGCGAATTGTTTACTTTTCAACAACGAATTGAAGGTTATAACATTGCTGACTTGGGGTGGGGGACTGCTAATGCTAAAACAGTAACATTATCTTTTTGGGTGCGTAGTTCATTAACAGGTACTTTTGGTGGCTCATTAAGAAATAGTGCTGGTGATAGAAGTTATCCATTTACTTATACAATTAGTTCCGCAAACACTTGGGAATTAGAAACAATTACTATTGCTGGTGATACATCAGGAACATGGCTTACTACTAGCGGTATTGGTATTAATGTTATATTTAGTTTAGGCACAGGAACAACTTATAGCGGAACTGCTGGCTTATGGGCAGCTACAAACTATACTTCAGCCACAGGAGCTACATCCGTAGTAGGCACAAACGGAGCAACTTTCTACATCACAGGAGTTCAGCTTGAGGTAGGCTCTACCGCTACTAGCTTTGATTACAGACCGTACACTACAGAACTGCAACTTTGCCAACGGTACTATGAAACTGGACAAATCATAAGATATGGCGGTGCAACGAATGTAAATCAAGGATGCCAATTTTCTCAAACATTTCTAGTTTCAAAACGAGCAGCTCCAACTATTACTTATGCTTCAACTTCTTTTTCAGGAAATATAAGTGCTATTGGGTCAACTAATATAACAACAGCAGGATTTGTAGGTTCGTTTGACACAAACGGTACAGGATATGGTACTGGACAAGGCACTATGACCGCTTCTATAGAGTTATGATTATGTATAAATTAACTAAAGACCCACAAACAGTTGAGCGTTTATTAGATAACGCTTTTATCCCATTTGACCCCGCAAACACCGACTATCAGCAGTTTAAGAAGTATGTTTTAGCTGGTGCAGAACTGCAAGATGCCGATGGGAATGTGATGACACAAGAACAAGCAGAACAATTTATTAAGGAACTCCAATAATGGCTTTGATACTTGACGGTAGCAACGGTCTATCCGATGTAGACGGTTCAGCCTCTACTCCAGCGATCCGAGGAACTGACGCTAATACTGGTATTTTCTTTCCAGCAGCAGATACGATTGCAGTCAGTACAGGCGGTACAGAACGGATGCGTATCGACTCTAGTGGTAATGTATTAGTAAACACAACTGGCACAGGAGCAGATGGAATAAACATTGCTGTTAGCAAGAACATATCTTTTGCTGAAGGTTCTGGTGTTTCTTATGCAAATATGTTTAGGCAATCATCTAGTGCGGCTCTTGTTCTTGCGATGGGGTATAAGTACACCGCCACAGCAAGCGGATTTGCAAGTAGTGTTGGAACATCAATAGCAAAAAGTGCAATATCTCTTGGAACTGTTGCTGGTGGAATTACTTTTTACGCAGATGCAGCAGTAACAACAGCTAACGGAACAGATGTAACTCCAACAGAGCGTATGCGTATTACCTCTGGTGGTAATTTGTTGGTTGGCACTACTGATGTAAGTTTAACGACAGGAATTGGCTATAAATATGCTGCATCAGCAACTGACCCTTATATAGGTATTGTTCAACAAGGTTCAACAAACAGTAATACTAACTATCATTTATATTCAACTGGTGCTGCTGCATATCGTTTTTATGTTGGTTTAGCTGGAACTATTTATGCTACTTCAACAACAATTACAGCCCTTTCTGATGCTCGATTAAAAGAAAATATCCAAGATATTGATGTTGGTCTTGATAAAGTAATGGCTCTTAAACCACGCAAGTTTGATTGGAAAGACGGTAAAGGCAAAGATAAAAAGGGTGATAGGGGTTGGATTGCCCAAGAGTTTGAACAAGTATTTCCTGACATGATTGATACTTGGAAAGACCCTGCGCCTGAAGGAGAAGAACCTTATAAGTCTGTAAATGCTGATTTAATTCCAGTATTAGTAAAAGCAATCCAAGAACTCAAAGCAGAACTAGACGCAACTAAAGCAGAAGTTGAAGCATTAAAGGGAGCGCAATAATGCCTATCACGCTAGACGGCACAAACGGAATATCCCATTCGACCCTGCCAACACCGACTACGCAAACTTCAAAGCACAGATTAACGCTGACGAAGCACAGCTAGAAGATGCGGATGGTAATCTGATGACCGCTGAACAGACTAAAGAGTTTGTATCAACCTTACCTTAATAATAATATATCATGGCTGACATTGACCCAATCGAATACGGTAAACTAGTTCACGCAGTAGAGAACTTAGAATCCAAAGTAAGCACAATGGAGACTGACATCAAGAAGTTAGTTGCTATGGCAGAGCGTAGCAAAGGTAGTCTGTGGGCTATCATGGGAGCTGCCTCAGTGTTTGGTGGCTTTATCACTTGGTTGGCTGAACTGGTATTTAAGAAATGAGTAGACCACACTCAGTAGGAAAAGCCTTAGTAGCGAATACTAAGACTGTTATGTTTACTGTGCCAACAAGGAACATTGCTCGTTGGAGTTTACTCTTTGCTGCTAATCACAGTGCGTCGTCTAAGTGGTTTACTTGCTGGTGGTACGACTCCAGCACTAACACTGAGATTGAAGTAGTGTTTGAATATGCTATCACCGCTAAGAACTTCTTAAAGTTTGATGGCTCAGAAGTAATCCTAGATGAAGGTGATGAGATCAGAGTACAGTCAGAGACAGGGTCTTCATGTACCTGTATTATTACTGTAGAGTTAGAGCAACGCAGCACAGTACAGAACTACCTATAAGGATTATTATGCCACTCGCTAAAGGTAAATCACAGAAGACGATTAGCAAGAACATCTCTAAGCTAGTCAAAGAAGGTCGTCCTCAGAAGCAAGCCGTAGCAATCGCTTTACAGACTGCTAAAGTTAAACCCAAGAAGAAAGGAAAGTAATATGCCAATGGTCAAAGACAAGAAGTTTCCCTACACAATGAAGGGTAAGAAACAAGCTAAGCAGTATGCTGCTAAAACTGGCGCTAAAGTAGTGTCTAAGCCAGCTAAGAAGATGGGAGCAAAGCGTGGCTACTAAGCCCGGACTCTATGCCAATATCGCTGCAAAGCGTCGTAGGATCAAGGCTGGTTCTGGCGAGAAGATGCGTAAGCCCGGTACTAAAGGCGCTCCTACGGCTAAAGATTTTAAGGAAGCAGCTAAAACTGCTAAGAAGAAATGATTAAGAAGGGTAAAGAAACATTCTCAGGTTACAATAAACCTAAGCGTACTCCTAATCACCCTACTAAATCTCATGCTGTATTGGCTAAGTCTGGGGATACGGAGAAGTTAATTCGTTTTGGTCAACAAGGTGTAAGCGGAGCAGGTGCAAATCCAAAGACACCAGGAGAGAAAGCTAGACAGAAGAGCTTTAAAGCTCGCCATGCTGCGAATATCGCTAAAGGTAAGCTATCTGCTGCGTACTGGGCAGATAAAGTTAAGTGGTAGGGTATTGACTTTTAACCAATTTTATGGTATAATATATAACTATGGCATCGATGAACTATATCCAACTCGTAAACGACGTACTGATTAGGCTACGTGAACCAGAGGCTTCCTCAGTCTCTGATACTGCCTATGTAAAATTGATTGCTAGGTTTGTAAATGATTCTAAGCGTGTCGTAGAAGATGCTTATAACTGGAATGCTTTAACTGAGACGTTAAGTGCTACGACTACTGCCGATGTATTTAACTATGTCTTAGTAGGATCTGGTCAGCGATTCAGAGTTATCGATGTGATTAACGATACTTCGAATATCTTTGTAGAACTAGCTGCTACAAAATGGATGGATCAGCAGTTCTTAATGACCACTCCTCAGAAGGGATCTCCTGCGTATTACAACTTTAACGGTACTAACTCCAACGGAGATACACAAGTAGACTTATTCCCAATCCCTGACGGTTCTTATAACATTCGCTTTAACATTATTAAACCACAAGAACCCTTAGCAGTGAACGCTGATGTGTTATTAGTCCCACATGAACCAGTTATCTTAGGAGCACTAGCAAGAGCTCAAGCAGAGCGTGGTGAAGACGGTGGAGTACAAGCAGGAGAGACATACCAATTAATGCGTCAGAGCTTAGCAGATGCTATTGCTTTGGAATCTGGTCGTTACTTAGAAGAACAAGAATGGTTGGCTGTTTAAATGGCTAGTCAACTACAGACAGCATCGATTGCTGCTCCTGGCTTTTACGGATTAAACACACAAGAGTCTAGTATTACTCTGTCTTCTGGCTTTGCATTAAAAGCTCAGAACTGTGTGATTGATAAGTATGGTCGTATTGGAGCGAGACGTGGATGGACTGCTCTTAATACTACAGTGAATACTGACCTAGGAGCTGCTAATCCAGTAGAGTTTTTATTTGAAGTAGTTACTGGCGGTGGGACAGAAGTACTAAGTGCTGGTAATAATAAGTTATTCGTAGGATCTACTACGATGACTACTAAGACAGTACGTAATGCA